TAAATAGAAACCATCATCACTTAAAAAGAATGATAAGTTACCATATTGTGCAATCGACTTAGGTTCTAAACAGCCTAAACCTCTACTAATTGTGTCAAATTGAAAGTAAAGCGGCGCACCCGCATATGTCATTCTTGAAATACCACGTTGTAAAAAAATAAGCCCGAACTCGCCACCGTTTACGCCGACAATATTTCCCCCATCAGGTATTATCTGAAAATCCGATTGACTTGTTGGCCCACTAGACCAATCTGTTTCATCATTTATATCTGACCATAAAACTTTATTTGGTTCTTCGTTAGTTCTACCACAGACTACAAAATCTCTCACTACGCTTACAAAATGAGCAGTAGGTGCCGCACTTGCTAAATCACCGAAACTACTACTTGTTCCTATCGTGTAAGCCTGTACAATCTCTTCGCCGTTCGCGGCCAACACAACCTTGCCAAACTGCGCAGTCGACCATCTACCGCTTTCACTTGCGCTGTAACTACCCGCTTGGCTTATGTCGGATAAATTTAAGTTACTAGAACTGTATTCAAATAACTTTGTACTAGAAGAGGCAAACACTTTTGTTGTGTCGCCGAACCTTCCAGAAAAAACACCGTTTAAATTTTCACTAGCATCGTTACTAATGGCAGATATACTCGGCAAAGGCCCATATCCTATTTGTTGTGGTATAACATTTTTTGCTTCTACTAACGCACCCGCAACTGGTGGTTGGTCTGGTAGCCATTCTCCGAAAGTAACTTTTTCCATTAGTTCACGCTCATTGCCATAGGGTTGCCACTAAACTCAGCTCGGTCGTCTGATGTTGTTAATTGAATTCTTGCTCGGTCATATAAACTTGCCCAAACAGCCAATCGTTGATCGTTCATTAAAAATGGTTCTGATTCACCTAACGCCGCATATAATAGACAATCTGGAGCGACAGATAAAAAAGTGTTGCTTGTGTTGGTATCGCTTAAAAAATCTGGCGTTGCGTAATACAGAATTTTCCCTGTATACGACGAATCAGGAGATGGCCCAAACACAAAATTAGAACCGTCCATTGTATAAAAAACAGGTTTGCCCGTTTCAGTTGTTCTTGCTGTTCTAAAAAAAGTTGTAGGTGGTAAATAATCTAATTGTGTAATTGGCGTGCTTTGTATGTGTAATTCTCTTAATTCTAAAAAATCGCTTGGTATTGCCACATTTGCCGCATTAATTGTTAAATCAGCAGAAGTTAACATTTCTCTCAAACGTAAGTCTCGCCTTATGCGTATTTCGGCAAGTTTAATAAAATCAACAATCTGGGTTGACAAATCATCTCTTGCCAAATAATTAGCAACTAAACTTTGTAAGTCTGAGTAGGTAGCAATAGCCATTACACTCTTCCTGTTCTTGTGCGAAAAAATCTATTATCAGGGTCATTTAAAAAATTTTTAAATGCTTTTTCATCAAGCACATGAAACCCTTTTAAAATTCCTTTTTTGTTTAAAGCGTCAATAACTGTTAATGGTATTGAGGCTACTTTGTTTCCAAAAAGATTATCTGACCATCTAGCATTTTCATCAAAAGAATTAAATTCTTTTTTATTTTTTTCAATAATAGCGGTACAGTCTTGTACATCTTCTACAACACAAATCTCGTCTTGTTTGTGATAAATCGTTTTTTTATAATTCATAATATTAAGTAACCAAAGAGGAAGAGTGTGGTGGCACGTTGCTGGAATAAACGTTACTCTTCCCCTAAGGTTGTAAAGTTAAATTATGCTAAGTCAGCACAAATACCATGAGCACCTTCGTTTAAAACTCCGAGAGTTGCTTCGGTTATTATTTGTTGCTTAGCGGCTTGGTCGCCTGCGATAGCCAAATCATTTGTGGTAAATGGACGTAAATAATTTACTTCCAAAAACTCTGGATCTAAAACTAAGGCGATATCATCTGCTGAGTTAGATGCTAACATAAACCTATCTGGAACAACGCTGATCGTTCCAAAGTCTGACATATAAACATCAGCCGCCCCAATTATAGTTGTTGGAGCATCAGCAGGGGCCATGTACCTCTGGGCCGCTATGCCTGCAAAACCAGATACCACTTGTTTTTGTGCGGGTGAAACCAGAAGCATAGATGGATCGCCACCTGATTCGTATACTTCTTTAATTACTGTTTTTAATATAGTCTCAGTAAATGCTCTTTCCGCACCGTCTGTAGTACCATCAACTCTAGCTGTCGCACCTAGTGAGCCTGCTGTTCCTGCACTTGCAAAATCACCATTAGTATTGATCCATGTTTGAATACCGCCCATGGTTCTTGCTTCAGCGGCAGACCCCGCATCTTTTATCTGGTTAGACAAAAGTATTGCCTCTAGATCACGCTTAATTTCTTTACTAGCCTTGGCCAATTGGTAAGCCTGCTCGCTTTTGCGACCCGCTTTATCAACTGCTTCTAGTGTACGAGACACAGAAATAGTTTTTTGCAAAATCTGACATTGATTATTAAGTCTCGTGGTTGCAGACAAAGTAGATGTAGAAGCATCAGCCCCTTCAATTGCCGCATTAGAAACATTCACGCTTGCTAACGCATCTGTTTGCCATTCGTGCAAAGTATTTGACGCTTTGCCTTGACCGATACTATTCATGAAAGGCGTGTCTGTAGGTGAGATCGAGTAAATAACGTCTTGTAAATCTTCTCTACTACCAACCGCCGCATGGTTTGAAAATACTGCCATGATATATGTTCTCCTATAACATTGCCTCAAAAACATTGGCTACATCTTTAATGTTTCCTGTTTTCTTGGCTTGTGATTTAAGTTTTCTAATCCTTTGGCTCTGACCATCAGCAGGTGCGGTAACTCCGCTCCTTATCATTTTTGGTGCTGATTTTACTTTGGTCATAACTTTTGGTTTCGCTTGTCTTACTTTCCAACCCTCGTGGGCTAAATCGCATAAAAAAGCAAACCTACTATCTATTGTTGCGTTTAACTCTTGATCGGTATAACCAACCGTAAGGGCTACGTTGCGTAAACTACTCTTTAACTCCTTACCCTTTTCGGGGTGAAAGTAGTCTGGGAGTTTTTCTGCAACTTTTTTCTTTTCTGACTCTAATCGTTCAGCCAACAACTTTTGATTCTGTGCTTGTTGCTCTGTGGCAAGGCGGTGTTGTTCTTGTCGGATTATTGTTAGTTGTTTATCCCTTTCTTGTTGTTCTGCAACTTTCATTAAGTACGCTTCGGGATTACTTTGTTTAAGGGCAGATAGATCCTCTTGCTGATTTTGACCTTGTAAATACTGGTCTAATAGGTTTATATACTCTGAATACTTTTGTCGCTCCTGAGTGTGTTTTTGATACGCCTCATCTTGCTCCGCTTTCTTCGAAGATAATTCACCTTTTAAAGAATCCAGTTCTTTTTTGTCATGCGCAAGGGTTTCCATCTTTTTGCGAACATTAGCTTCAAGTTGATAGTTTTTAACCAAATCGTCCAAAGTAACCTCATGTTCTTCGCCTTCCGCTTTTATACGATAGGTTTCAACTTGAGGTGCTTCTTCTTCTTCGGTTTGTTCTTCTACTTGTTCCTCAGAAACTTCTGTAGTCTCTGCGGCTTCAACAACTTCTTGTTCTTGTGTTTCAGGTTGTGGTTGATCTTGCGATGCCTCTTCCTGATCCATCAATCCCATGATTTTGTTTGCGGCCTGTTCTACGTTTAACGATTCCATGCCTTGTTCTTGGTTGACAGTTTCGCTCATTTATTTTCCTTTTAAAAAAATTTCCATTTTGCATTATGAACAGCTTTGTTATAAGCAATGCTTTCAAAGTGTCCAATAATTTTTTGTAAAGCCTTTATCATTCGATATGCTTCTTCTCTTTGTTCAAAATCTTCTACCGAACTATTTGCTATTTGTGATAAATATTCATTAGTAATAGTTTCCACCGACTTTTTGAAAGCCGTGTTTTCTAATAGTTCTCTTGCTTCTATCTCGGTCATTACATTCCGAATTGATTAATTTTTGGTTCAGTTGCCGAATCTTCTGCTCTTCTTTTTAACTCTGCTTCTTTTTCATTTTCTTTCATTTCAAGAAATTCATCAAAAGTTGTTGGTTTATATGTACTGGCATTTTGATAAACGGTAGGTGTTCCGAACTCAAACCCCGTAGGTAATGTGTTTGTAAATCCAGCCACCCCTGATCTAAACATTGGATTCTGTGCCATATTCTGCATTATCTCAACATTATTTGTCATAGGGTTTACGCCATAAAACTGGCCTGTTAAATTAGTCGGCATAAAGTTTAACCCGCTTGTGCCTGTCATGTTACTGTTAGAGGTGGTTGACTGATTGTTGACTGGTTCAAAAACAGGTAAGGGATCCCCAATGCCTTCTGCGCCCATATTAAACAATAAATCATTTACGTTTACAACACCATCTAAATTAACATCTTGAGTGTTTAATAAACCGCCTTTGGCTTCTTCTAAAAATTTTGTTCTATCTTCTAAACCTAAATCGCCACCACTTTGTTGAAAAATCAACGCTTCTGGCGAGGTTGCTATAAATTCTTGGGCTTGTTCTGGTGTCATTTGCCCATAAATATTTAGTATTTCACTACCATCTGTAAATGGTCTGCCTAAATCGTCAACAAAGAATTGATTCACTTGCGCCTCGGTTGTTAGAGGTACGTTCGCTCCCATGACCCCTGTATCTGCAACTTGGTTTTGTAAAGCCGTAGCCTGATCAATTATTGATTGTCCTTGATCGTACATACTAGCAGAGTAATCCATCAAGGTAGGCTGACGGTTATATAATATTTGGAAGGCTGTTTGAAAATCCATTACATTATCCCTGTTGACATGGGAT